ATTAAAAGTAGTTGCTATTAAAAAATATACTTCGTCTAGTGCTCTGCTTAATGAAGCTTTGAAAAAATACTTAGATGAGTATGAAGGTATAGCAAAAGAGATAAAAGAAATAAATAAACCAAAAGAACTTACTCCTAAACAGATTAAAGATGATTGGGATTGGAGAAAAGGACAAGTTGCTAAAGGTGAAATGCCAGAATGGTTTGGGGAAGAGTTTCCAAAGATGGAGGAATTAGGAAGAGAAGATGTTTATTTAACTCCAGATGGTTTACCAAGAAATGGTAGAGTTTTTAAAGAAGATAAAGTTTAGCACATATCCTTTGACAAATTCATCATAAAGTTTTATACTTGGTTTATATGGTTTATATAAATAAAAGAGGATGTACTATGAAACAACTAGCTTATGCTAAAAATATTTTAGGTGGTAAAAGTCCTTCAAAAAAAATCGCGGCTTTAAACTCTGGTTATTCCCCAGCTGTTGCTAATTCTGTTGCTACACATATTGAGAAGACTAAAGGATTTAATAATGCTATGGCTAAGTTGGCACACCAATCTAATAACTTGGCAATGGAAGCAATGCACGAATTTAAAGCGAGAGGATTTAAGGATTTTTCTGATAAAAATTTAATTGGAGCATTGAACGCAATTGGCAGTGCTTGGACTAGATTTAATGAAAGTGGTCGCAAACCTAATCAAGAAAATCCAACAGGTAATAGATTGAGAACTGTAGTTCTTCAACAAATCGAAAATCAGAATGTTACTTCACCAACTCCAACTGTTTCAGAAGTTGTTGACAAGCCAACTCCTGTAGCAGTTGAAGTTGAGGATGTAGATAATCCAATGGATTTTTAATAATTTAATTTTAATTTTAATTTTATGATGGGATTAATGGTGTTATGTGGGATAGTATTAGGGGTAATAACTCTTGTTTTTGTTTTATCGATAATGAGTATATGAACCTACACAGCTTTTACAGAAAATTCGAAGATACTAATAAGGATGATAGATTTCAGCCGATTGATTCAGTAGCTGAACCTACATCGTTGTTTGTAATTTTTCAGCAGCTGACGCAGGTCCGAGCACAGAAGAAATACTTCGAAGATAGAGAAAGGCATTTACTTAATTTAGCAGAGGAGGGTTTTAGGCAACTTAATAATTAGAATTAGGGTGAGGTCGCTCTTTCAACAATTCATATTTTAAATTTTATATTTAATAATACATAAGATAAATTATATTTGTACTTTCCTCACTCTAATTCTAACTATTATATATGGCTTTCAATCAGAAAGAACACAACGAAAACATAGTTCAACAATTAATTGATAATCCAAGTTTGATTAACGACCAACATTGGAGACTTTGTAATTTATATTTTATAGTCACAAAAGATGGAAGTAAAGAAGTGTTTAAAATGAACAGGGCTCAAAAACATTTCTACGATACCTATATTAATATTCCTCATCCTTACCATAGACACGTAATTTTAAAATCGAGACAATTAGGTTTCACGACATTTATTGATTTGTTTATTTTGGATTGTATATTATTTAACCCTAATAAAGAAGGGATTGTTATTGCTCATAAAGTTCAAGATGCTACTGAAATTTTCGATAAGAAGATTGAGTATGCTATTCGTAATATGGCGGATGATATAAAAGGAGCATATTTTAAAATCAATCATCGTTCAGCTAGGAAGGTTCAAGTTACTATTGATTATGGTCCGGAAAAAGGTTCTACTTCTTCTATTGCAGTTGCTGTTTCTGGTCGTTCCGGTACTTATCATTATGTACATATTTCTGAGTTCGCAAAAATGTGCGTGTCATTTCCAAAGAGAGCTGAAGAAGTTGAAAGGGGTACATTTCCGACTGTTCCATTTGATGGATTTATTTTTATCGAATCTACTGCTGAAGGTATGGCTGGTAGGTTCTATGAAATGTTCCAACAAAACTGGTTGACTAGAGATAAAATTACTCCACAAATATCGCAGGTTAATTTCCTACCTCATTTTTACAATTGGCAGTACGATGATATGGAGATGAAAAAGATTTACGAGAATATCCCGGTTGCTGATATGGATGAGTGTGAGATTGATTGGGCGAGTTATCAAATTGAAAATAAGTTATCTGATAAAGAGATTACTTACTACTATATGAAATGGTTACAGTTTGGTGGTAAGAACAGTCCTGATGCAATGAAATCTTTAATGCAAGAATATCCCACTACAGAAAAAGAAGCATTTTTATCCACAGGTCAAACTTATTTTTCTACTGCGAAAGTTGCTTCTTTAATGCTTGAAGCTGTCAAAGGAACAAAAGGAGAGCTTGGATACGACCCTAAAGGTGAAGTGATATTCAATCAGGTTTCAATTGGTTCTCTTGAGATATTTACACCACCACAAATTGGAACTAAATATGTAATTGGTGGAGACACTTCTGAAGGATTGGCTCACGGAGATTTTCAAGTTCTTTATGTGATAAATCAAAAGACAGAAGAGTGTGATGCTATTTATATAAGTAAAGTTGCACCAGATGAGTTGGCTACGGAAGCTTATAAACTTGGAAAGTTTTACAATTTTGCATTGATGGGTATTGAGGTTAATAAAGATGGATTGTGGGTTAATGACGCTTTGGATAAAATGGGATATATAAATTTATATTACAGAAAATCATTTGATGATATTACTAAAAAGATGACTAAGTTCTTTGGATGGAAAACAAGTTCAGCTACTAGACCATTTGCATTGGCTGCACTTAAAGCTGTGTTCTTTAGAAAAGACAGAGGATTTCCAACAGCATTATTAAATGAGATGTTTACTTTTGTGCGTAATTCTAAAGGAAAACCAGAGGCTATGGATAAAAAGAACGATGATGTAGTGATGAGTGCTTCCATTGGTTACGCAATTTTGGGAGAAATTGGAACACAAACAAACACTTCGGAAGGAAATGAAGAGTTTTCACATATGAAACTGATGTTTAACGAACCGCAGGAAGGTTTACAGCAAATTAATCATTAAAACTTGTGTATTTTTTCAAAAAAAGCTATACTTTGAGTATATTTTATAAATTTTTTACTATATGGCAAAAAAACTAACAGGAGATAAAGAAACAATTAACTTTATCGAAGAAAAAAAGAAAGAAATGAAGAAAAGTCAGTATCGAGTTAAATTTGATGCATTGGCTTCTGAAATAAATGCAAATTTGGTGAACACTACTGTTTCTTATGGAAAGAAACTTTACGAGAAAAGTGGTTGGGGTTCAACAACATTTTATAATAAACAATCAGATGGTTCTTATGATTATAATGTTTACCCACAAAAGATAGCTGGACTGGACCAAAATAAATCAGGTGTTCCTATTGCTCAAGAACCTATTGCATTTTCAAAAATTTTAATTGCTACTTCGGTTCTTGCTGGAAAACTTCCAGATGCAAAAGTTATTGCTGATGATAAAGTTTATGGAAAAGCAATGTATGAATTGTGGAAAAGAAATTGGTCAATGACTGGTGGAAATGGAGGAAATACTTTAATGCTTACATATCAAAATTTATTTACTTATGGTTGGGCAGCTTGGAGAGTTTATCCAAGACGTGTTCAAGTTAAAAGAAAAGGAGTAGATAAAATTTTATTTGACGATGTTTACAGAGAACCAATGGATTGTACCCGTACTTGGCTTGGAATAGGTTTTAATAATGGTGATGTTTGGTCACAGACTGAAGCTTATTATGAAAAGGATATGACAAAGGAAGAATTTTTTGATAAATATCCAGCTGCTAAAAAGAATAAAAAGAAATTACAATATGTAGCAGTTAGTGATGAATCTAAAGATGAAAATTCTGAAAAAATTAATACTAGCGTTACTATTGGATACTATGAAAATGAATTAACAAATAGATATGTTGTTACTTGTGGTAAGATGAAAATTTACGATGGAGAACTTCCTAATGATGGTTCTCACGGTTCAATTGTTATAGCAAGATGTTTCCAAAAAAATATGAACGACCCTTATGGAGTTGGACTTTATGAAATGATGCGTGGTAATACAGCTTTATTTACTTATATAAATTCACTTAATGCACAGCAAGTTGAAGCGGAAATATTTCCGTTACTTTTTGGTGCTCAAGTTCAAAATGGAAATTCTACATATAAGAGAGGACCAAATATTATTAATCCTAAAAATCCGGGAACTGATATTGATGTTGTAAAAACTTCTGGAAATGTTCAGCAAGGAATTTTATTTGCTGATAAACAAAAAGAAAATATTGAAGATAACACTGGTATCAATAATATTGTAGCTGGTGCAGGTTCAGAGAATACACTTGGTTCTACAGTTATAATGAAAGAAGCAGCTTACAATAGATTAACTGCTCCAAAGAATTCAATGGTTACTGGTCTTGAAAGAGATGCACATATTGCAAATACTTGGATAAGACAAATGTATTCTGTTGATAAAATATTTATGATTGACTCTGATGAACAACTTGCTGAATTTTCTAAACAAAATCCAGATTACTTTGTTGAATCACAAGATGTATTAGATGACTTTGGTATTCCAGTTGGAAAAGTAGCAGCAGCTTCTCAAAATCTTAGATTAAATTTTGACTTTGACCAAGAAGGTGAAGTTATGGATGATGTTGATACTCGTCAAATTTCAGCAAAAGGATTATTTGATGAAATGAAAAATACTGGGCATATGTCTGATTATATTGATTTCATTATTGACCCAGATTCAATGTTACTACCATCTTTAGAAATACAAAAGCAAACTTATATGGCATTGTTTCCAGTTATTACAAATCAAATCACACTTATATATTCATTAAGAAATCAAGACCCTGAAGCTGCGTCAGCTCAATTAATGGCATTAGAGAAAATGTTAGATATTCAAAATGGTGATATATATAGTTATATTTCAAAAGTTGATTATGATGCTATCATTGCGAAACAACCATCAGATATGCAAAAACAAATGCAACAAGAACAAATGCAACAAGAAGCTCAATCTACAGCTATGCAAAGTATGGCAGGTGGAGGTGGAGCAGGTGCCGGTGGAATGTCATCAGGACAATCAATGATGGGAGGAAATACAGACCCTTTACAACCACAAAATGCGAATGAAGTACCAAGACCGCAATCTCCAATGGGAAGTGCTGTAGATGCGAGTTTGGGAAGAATTTCTGCTAATCAATAATCATTAATAATAATTTATGGAAAAACAAAGTCCAAATCAAAAGAAAATTGCTTTAGCACAAAGTGAACATTCTGAAACTATAATTGAATTAATGAAAGATTGTTTAATAAATCAAAAAACTATTATAGCAAAAACAGAGTGGGAGACTATTGTAAATGCAATTACTTTAGAAGTCCAAGGAAATATGTTACAAAAAATGGTAACCCACATAGAATTTATTAAAAAAGGTGGTTTACTAGAACCAAAATAATTATGAAAGAAAAACAAATAAAAAAAGAAAATTATACAGTACAAATTGGATATTCAGCAGATGCAATAGAAAAAAAACTTTTAAAGTTTATTTCTAAATCTGGTGATGAATTTGAAATCAGTGCTGAAGAATTATCATCAATGTTAATTGGTGGTGTAAATCAAAATACATTGGAGGCTACTTTTGTGGAAACAGATAAAGTTAATGTTGTAGAAGTTGGCAGACAGCTAAAATGTAAAATGGAAAAAGATATGAAGAAGGGTGAAGAATTTCTTATTAATTATGCACATCCATATCCATTAGAATTTGCTATATTAGAACAAGTAATGGGAATTGCTAAAATTAATATGGACGTTCCAACATTTACTTTGACTAAAAAATATATTGATGAAACAAAGAAAAAATTAAAACCAGAACAAGAAAATTTTATAAAGAAATTTTATACAAGTTTTAAAAATGTCGAATTAGACAAAAAATAATTTATTAATTAACCATCGGTCACCACCCACGATACGGGTCGGAAAATATATGGAAGATACAAAAAAAACTCCACAGGAGTCTAAGAAAAAAGTTGAAGCTACACCAGTAGTTGAGATTAAGAAAAAAGTTGAAGCTACACCAGTAGTTGAGATTAAGAAAAAAGTTGAAGCTACACCAGTAGTTGAGGCTAAGAAATTAGAAGATGCTAAGGACGTAAAAATAAGTTTGAGAAATATCCTTGGTAAAGAAGTGCCAACTACTGATTATTTCTACAAAGGAATAGTTCCAGCAGGGTTCGAAGGTACTTGCGGAAAACCTGTCGATAGAGAAGATTTAGTAGAATTATTTCACAAGGTTTTTAAACCTAAAGATAATATTTTATTCTACAAACAATCAGACAAAGAAGTTTATATAGTAATTATACCTATAAAGTATTCAACTACTATTGGAGATTTTAATGATTCTATTGATGGAGATTTTCAAAAACACGCTATATCATTTTTGGATGAAGGTTCAGTAAATATTGATACAATGCGTAAAAAATTAGAAAGAGTGAAAAATTTTGTGAATTATTCTGATAGATAATTTGCTAAGTTTCTCAAAATATTATATACTTAATTAACCATCGGAGCCGTTCACGATACGAGCGGATAATTATATGGATGATAAAAACACAGAAAAAAAGATAGAAACAGAGGTAATAACTCCAGAAACTACTGAAAAAAAAGTAGAAACTGAAGTAAATGATGATGCTGAACTTGATAAAAGTTTGGAAGAATCACTTGCAGCTGTTAAAGCTGGAAAAGAGCTTGTTCCTGTAAAAGAGGAAGCTAAACCTGAAGAGAAAAAAGAGGAAACTCCAGAAACTCCAAAGGAGGAGGACCCCAGCAAACCTCCAATTGACGAAGTGAAAAAAGAAGGATACGAATTTCGTGTCCCTAACAAAGGTAAGTTCGAATCTGACGAGTCTTTCGAAAAGCGTGTTGAGCTTTTAGACTTAGTGAAGAAACGTAAACTTGCTAATACTGATGTTCATCGTCAAGAATTATCAGAAGAAATTAAGACAACTAAGAATCAACTGAAGACTCTTAGTGGAACTGATAAGTCAGTTAATTTACTTAATGAAAAAGAAGTAGAGAAAATTGACAAACCGATAGAAGAAGATGAAACTTTAAAAGCTGACAAAGAACGTTTAAAAGAATTGGGTGGAGCGACTAAAGAGGACATCGAAGAGATAGTCCAACAAGAACGCTTAGCTACAAATGTTAAAAACACTTTAGATAATTTTATTGGTAGATATGATGAATTAAAAGATAATGATACACGTGAAGTATTTTTTGACTTCGTTAACAATAATTACAACTGGCAAGGAAAAGCAGGTAAAGAGTTAATGACAGTTTTAGAACTTGCTCGTGAAAGTATGTTTAAACCATCAGAATCTATTCAAGAAAGAGTATTGAATGGTGCTAATGTTCAAGAAAAAGTTAATGCTATGCAATTCCCCGGAGGAACAATAGCAAAAAACGAATTCTCTCCAGAAAAACGTCAATCAATAGATGAATTGATAAAAACTGGAATGTCAGAAGATAAGGCGATTGAACTTTTATCGGATTAATTAATCCCTTAAAATTTTTATATGCCCGTAAGACAAGCAACAATAAAAAATACAAGGCAAATATTAGAAGAAAATAAAGCAGATGACGTAGTAACTACTCTAGGTAGTATTATGGCAATTACAGCAGGACTTGCTGTAGCAGCAGATAGTGGAACTGTAGCAGCTGATTTGTTAGGTGTTTGTAATCAAACAATAGCAGCAGCTGATGAACTTACACGTGTTTCTTATATAGTGCCAACAGATGAAGATACTTATATCTTCCCAGTGACTAATTCCTCTGATGCAGACCATAATGGTCAAGCTATGGTATTAACAAATGCAACAACTGTAAATAATACTGGTACAACAAGTGGTACTGGTATCGTAGAGCAAGTCGAACCCTACGGAGCAGCAACTGATAAACTTATTATCGGTAAGTTTTTGACTAAATAATTCATTTTAAATTAAATATATGGAAGGTACAATAAATGATTATGCAGTCATAGTAAATAATGTGTCAAAACACATTGCTCCAAAAGTTTCACCATCTATTCGTAGCGAATATTTGGACTTTATGTATAAAGTTGACAACAACGAAAGAACTTATACTGACGTTGGTGTTACTGGACTTGGTATGGCTCAAATAATCCCAGATGGTGGTATCGGTGCTTCTGATGCTCCAATTGAAGGTTACTCAAAAAATTATGTTCAAATGCATTTTACTAAAAAAGTGCGTTTAACATTTCAAACTAATTTCTTCTTGTTTGAATCTGCAGCATCTAAAATAAAAGGTTCTGTTAAGAAAAAAATAATTGAAGGAAAAAATTCGATTGAACACGCTAAAAATTATTTAGCTCAATCACTTTTGGCTCAAGGATTTGATACTTCATTTACTTGGACTCCAATTAATTCAGTAGGTACATCAAAAACAATAGCAACTATTGGTGCTGATTCTGTTGAATATTGGTCACAAGCTCATCCTCGTGAAGATGGTGGTACAGCTTGGTCAAATGTTATCGTTGATGGTGCTACAAGTTCACCTCAATTTACATATTCAGCTTTATTAGCTGCTCGTAGATTACACTCACAGAAAAAAGATGGACGTGGTAATCCTCTAGTATCTGATTTAGATACATTGATATGTAGAAGAGGTTCAACAACTGCTCAATTTGCTAAAACTATTAAAAGTACAATTGACAAAGGTTTAGCTCCTCAACAAACTAATTTGTTCAATAATGCTCCTGCTACAGATACTTTCAAAGTAGTAGAATTATCTCCATACCAAAGTTTAGCTATGGATGGTCTAATGTGGGGTATGTTTGATTCAAAGATGATGAACGCAGATTATGGTTTCCTTTATATCGAAGCTTTACCAACTCGTGTAGAACCAGCAGTCGTTGACTTGCTAGGTAATCAAGATTTGGTTATGAACTTTAACGCTCTTTGCGTTATGGGTGCTTCTGATTTAAGAAGTTGGATGTGGAGCGACGGAGACGGTGCGACAGTGTGACCGTTTAGTAGAAATTTCATACGGGCATTGACAAACTATATAGTTTCTGTTATAATAACTGTATTATTAATTAATACAAAATATGGCAGATACAAAACAATGCAAAACGTGTGGTAAAATTTTCTACAAAAAAGTAAACGTAAGTCGAAAAAAATGGGCGACAATGAAATATTGTTCAAATCCCTGTATTAACAAAGGTCGTATCTCTAAATTTAGAGGATTAAGACCAATGCCTGAGGAACGTAAACAACATCTTCGGGAAGTTCTCAAAGGAAGAACTACTAATACAGGGAAGACCCATTTTAAAAAAGGAAATAAAATAGGAGTAAAGACGCAATTTAAAAAAGGTAATATAACTTGGAATACAGGTAAAAAAAATCCATATTTTACAGGTCCTAATAATCCTAATTGGAAAGGTGGAATTACACCAGAACACAAAAAGATTAGATGGTCATTAAAATATAAAAAGTTTCGAGAAGAAATTTTTAAGAGAGATAATTACACTTGTCAAGAATGTGGAAGAAAAAGAAAAAAAGGTGATAGAGTTATTTTAAATGCTCATCACAAAAAGTCATTTACAAAATATAAAGAATTAAGATTTGTAAAATCAAATGTAATTACTTTATGCCAAGAATGTCACAAGAAAAAACACTCTAAAAATTAGTCGCTTTATTCTAATCTTAAATATTGAGGTTAGAGATAAGATTATTTAATTTTTAATTAATAAAAAATTATGTTACACGATGCCCACACAAAGAAAACATCAGCTGCAGTTGCAGCTACAGTTGGAACAACAGAAGTTGTTGCAGCAAACGATGATGCATACATTTATATTCACGAACTTATCGGGGATTTGGGTGCAGCAGGAAATTTGACAATAATGGCTGGAACTAGAACATTAGCAGCTTTTACTCTTGATGCAGGTCAAGGAATTACAGAACAAGACGAACCGGGTATGGACGGAGTACCTCGTTTTGAATGTAGACCCGGAGAAGCTTTCATCTTGGTAGTTACAGGTGGAACTTTCAATGGTTCAATCGATTATAGTTACAGATATTAATTCTAAAAATATGAAAGGATTTACAAAAGAACAAAATGAGAATCTTATCACTTGGGCTGCTCAAAGAGATGCTTTTCTTTTAGAAAATAAAAATTTAAAAGTAGAACAAGAAAAACTTCAAAAAACAAATAAAGAGTTAGCTGTTTCAAGTACTGATATGGTAAATAGGATGAATATAGCTCAAGGTAGAATTTTAGAATTAGAAATAAAAGAAAGTGAATTACCAAAAGTTATTTCTAAAGAGGTCGCTTATCTTGTTTCTGAAAAATCAACTTTGGAATCAGAAATTAATTTATTAACTAAATTGATAAATGTTTTAACTCCACAAAAATTTTCATTAGAATCTGATATTGAAAAAGCATTGTCTACTTTTGAAATTGTAAAAGGGGAAACTCTTTTACTAGGTAAAGTTGTAGACAAAGTTACAACAGTTAGTAAAAATAATGCAGATGGAATAAATTTATTAGTTTCTGATTTGGCAAAAAGCCTTGAAGAAATTATTTCAGTAAATAGAAAAAATGTTTTGGAGACAAATGTTGTTCTTGATAAATTACCGGTAATGTTAATGGAACTTCAAAAACGTGGTTTAATAAAAAATAGACAAGCTATTATAAAAAAATAAAAATTAAAATATATGGGATATTTAGCAAATCAACTTACCGACCCGATGAATTTGGGCTGGTTTGCAACTCCAGCAGCTCTTGCTATTGCTTTTCCTGTTGGTGCCGATGGTTATTTCGCTATAGTGGGGTCAACTGATAGTGTTTGGACTTGGGATTCTAGTACAAGTGCTTGGGTTGATACTAAAGCAACTATTCCAATTGGTCCAACTGGTCCAACTGGTTATACTGGTCCTACAGGTTACACTGGTTATACAGGTTACACTGGTCCAACTGGTTATACTGGTCCTACAGGTTACACTGGTGATGCTTCAACAGTTACTGGTCCAACTGGTCCAACTGGTCCAACTGGTTATACTGGTCTTACAGGTTACACTGGTTATACAGGTTACACTGGTCCAACTGGTTATACAGGATATACAGGTTTTACTGGTCCAACTGGATATACTGGATATACTGGTCCAGCTAGTTGGTCTTTAGATACAGATTTATCTCTTAACGAATATGATATTAAACTTGATGCTGTTTTAAGTGGTGATGAGAAATGGAGTGGAATAACAATTGCTGGAACAGCTGGAGCAACTATTGCTATAGGTGATGTTTGTTATTTTAGTTCAGCTGGTAAATGGTTACTTAACGATGGAATACTTGACGGAACTGATACAGGATTTAGTAAACAATTAGGAATATGTACTTTAGCAGGAGGTCTTGATGAAGCTACAGAAATGTTAGTTTATGGAAAAATTCGTTCTGCTGCTTTTCCTGCTTTTACAGTAGGTTCTCCTGTTTATCTTAGTGATACAGCTGGAGATTTAGTGGTAACTCAACCTAGTTCTGCAAACTTTTGTATTCGTGTATTAGGATATGCTATAACTGCTGAAGATTTACTTTGGAATCCAAGCAACGATTATATAATTCATACTTAAATTATTTAACTTTTTAAAAATATGGCTAATAGATATTGGGTGGGGGGTACAGGCAATTGGTCTGACAATTTGAATCATTGGTCTGCCTCTTCAGGTGGTGCTGCTAATGCTTCTAAACCAACAGCAGCAGACAATGTAATTTTTGATACTTCTTCTTCAGCAGCTGAAGCTGCTTATACTGTAACAGTAGATGAAACTGCGTATTGTTTGGATTTCACAATGGATGGACCTTCTGCTACTGATGCAACTAAAGTAACTTGGGCAGGTTCTTCAATATTATATATCTCAGGTTCTTTTAGCTTGTCAGGTGGAACAGCTGGAATAACAATGACTTATTCAGGACAGATTATAATGAATGCTACTTCAGGAACAGTTACAATAGATAGTAATGGAATATCAATATCTGCTCCATTAAGATTTGATGGAGATGGAGGAACATTTCAATTAGCAAGTAATTATATTTCTAAATTTACAAGTGGTTCTTATGTTCTTGCTCGTTATAATGGAACTTTTGATGCAAATGCAAAATTAGTTACTTTAACTACTGCTTATAAATCACTTTTAGGATTTTATGATACAAATTCTTTTTATGATTTAACAATTACTAATGATGCAAGTAAACATAGGACTACTACTTTAAATACTAATTTAGGGGTTACAAATACTTTAACTATAACTGGAAATTCAGCAATAAACAGATTATTGGTTAGGTCAAGTACTGTAGGAACTACTCGCACGATTACAGCTGCCACTACTTCTCTTACTAATGTAGATTTTAGAGATATAACAGGAGCTGGTGAAGCTGATTGGACAGGAACTTCTTTAGGTGATTGTGGAGGAAATACTGGAATTACTTTTACTGCTACTGTTGAAAGATTCTCGGTAGCTGCTGGTAATTGGTCTAGTACAGATGTTTGGTCTGCTACTACTGGAGGAGCTGCTGGTGCTTCTGTACCATTACCTCAAGATACAGCTACTTTAGAAACTGCTAATAATGTAACGATTGATATGCCACGCTTTTGTAAAGACTTAGTGGCTACTGATTATACAGGAACTCTTGCTAGTGGAACTCTTGTTATTGAAAACTATGGAGATATAACTTTAGGTTCAGGAATGACATTGAGTGGAACTGGTTCTTGGATTTTAGCTGGAAGAGATGCTGATAATAAAATAACAAGTGCTGGAATAACTTTTACTCAACCTATTGGTATTTTTAATCCTAGTGGTATTTATACTTTACAAGATGATTTTATAACTACTGGAAGACTTAAT